AGGCAAAGAAAAAATCACAAACGTACCTGTGGTGATTTCCACATGGCAAAGCATCTACAAGATGCCAAAAAGTTTCTTTGAAAACTTCGATGTCATCTATGGTGATGAGTGCCACTTGTTCAAAGCCAAGTCATTATCTTCCATCTTACACAAGTGCACCAAGGCACCCTATAAGATTGGCACCACAGGTACACTTGATGGCACCAAGACGCATCGGTTGGTATTGGAAGGATTGTTTGGTGCCGTGTACAAGGTAACCAGCACCAAGAAGTTGATGGACACACAACAACTTGCCGACTTGAAAATCCGGTGTGTTACATTAGATTACACGGATGAAGAAAAACAATTATGCAAGAAGTTCAGTTACCAAGAAGAAATTGATTGGTTGGTGACGCATCCAAAACGAAACAAATTCATTCGCAATCTTGTGTTGGATCAGAAAGGCAACACTTTGGTGTTGTTTCAGTATGTGGAGAAACATGGTGAACCTTTATATGACATGATTAGTGAAAAGTTGGAAGATGGTCGAGAATTATTTTTTGTTCACGGTGGTGTGGAAGCTGGAGACAGAGAACAAGTTCGTGCCATCACAGAACAATCCACGAACGCCATCATTCTAGCATCGTACGGTACATTTTCTACAGGCATAAATATTAGAAACCTCCATAACATTGTGTTTGCGTCACCTACGAAATCTCGTATCAGAAACTTACAAAGTATTGGTCGTGGATTGCGTTTAGGTGAACAAAAAACAAGTTGTAAGTTATATGATATTGGTGATAACTTATCATGGAAGTCACATAAGAATTACACATTATTGCATCTAATTGAGCGAGTGAAGATATACAATGAAGAAGGCTTTGAGTATAAACTTCTCACGGTACCGTTAAATGCATGACACACATTCAGAATATTATAAAATTGTACGTTTAAAAACCGGTGAAAATATTTTGTGTTCCATGGAACGCGATATTAAATCACCAGCATCTGAAACACATCTTCAATTAAACGTACCTGTTCAAGTTGTCCCCATGAAGGAAATGAGAAAAGGTAATCACGTGGTCGGTGAGAGCTTCATGCTTCGTCCATGGATGGGGTTAAGTGACGGTGAAGAATTCACCATCAGCACAGATGTAGTACTCACCATCGGTGATTTGAAAAAAGAAGTTAAACAACAATATGTCAATTACATTTCACAAGCCAAAGAAACACGAAAGAAAATTCTTGACCAAGAAGAACGGTCAGACGCAGCAGATGAATTACTTCGTGAAGTAAATAATGGTGATGTTCGAATCATTGAGATTGACGAAGATTATGGAGAATATTATGGCGAAGAAGAAGGATAACAGCAAACATTACATTGATAACAAGCAATTTCTTGCAGCATTAATAGAATACAAGAAAGAAGTTGCTCGGGCGAAAAAGAACAATGAAGAACGCCCACAAGTTTCCGATTACATTGGTGATTGCTTCATCAAGATAGCCAATCATTTGGCATATAAAAGCAACTTCATCAATTACAGCTTCCGTGAAGATATGATTCTGGATGCCATTGAAAATTGTTTGATTTACATGGACAATTTCGATCCCAAGAAATCCAGCAATCCTTTTTCCTATTTCACGCAAATCACCTATTACGCTTTCATTCGGCGTATTCAAAAGGAAAAGAAGCATCTGCAAATCAAATACAAGTATATTGAATCGTTAGATATCGAAGGGATTATTCGTCAAGCTCATGACGAAGGCAACTATGATAATGGTTTAATAAAATATTTGAAGCAACAAGCTGACATGGCACAGCATGAATTGCATGAAACCAAAAAAGAAAAGAAGATGACCAGAAAGCCAAAATATCTTCAGAAATTGGATGATGATGTCATTGTGGATGAATCTCAACACATTGATGTCATTCAAATAAATGAAGATGTTGAAATGGGAGAAATTGAGTACGAGTAACACTTGACTTTCACCTAAATAGTTCTATATTACTGATACTACATTGAGGAGACTATTATGCGAATTCGATATTCTGAAATTTTCTATTCATTTCAAGGTGAGGCGGAAATGGCAGGTGTTCCCGCCGTCTGGCTTCGATTCTTTGGTTGTAATTTAAATTGTCATGGATTTGGTCAAAAGAATCCCACTGATCCAAGCACTTACGTGCTACCATATGAAACATTTGACATTTCCACTGTAAAGAAGGTGGAGGAACTCCCTGTGTGGTCAACCGGGTGTGATAGTTCCTATTCATGGTCGGCAAAATACAAGCATCTGGCTCATGATGTTGATATTGTGGAATTGGTTGATAGATTGGTTGCCGCCAACAAGAGTGAACACAATCCCGAAGGATTGTTCGTTCATCCAAAGACAGGTCAACCTGTGATGATGTGTTTCACGGGTGGTGAGCCCATGTTACAGCAAAAAGCCATCATGGCAACATTGGTTGAATTAAGTAATCGTGGTAATATGCCAAAAATTGTCACCATTGAAACCAATGCCACAAAGCCATTGTCTGATGAGCTTCGGAGATTCATCGCCAATGATTTCCGACAACTGGGTGGTACGCGTTGGCATTGGGCTATGAGTCCCAAGTTGTTCACGGTGTCTGGTGAACAAGATGCCACAATTCCTGAAATCATTACAGATTATTCCATGTACACGCTTGCCACTTCAGTATTGAAGTTTGTGTGTAATGGTACATCTGAAAATTGGAAGGAACTTGACACACATCTAGAAAGAATTAAGTTTAAGTGTGGGAAGTTTATGCCTCCTGTGTGGATTATGCCTGTGGGTGCCACAAAGGATGCACAAGAACATCCTGACATTGCCAATTTGTGTGTTGAGGCGATGAATCGGGGATATAATGTGGCAACCAGAAATCAATGTTATGTATTTGGAAACATCATCGGGAGATAATATGAAATCACAACAACGTTATAACGCAAACGCCATTCGAAACGCCTTGGGCAAGTGTGACCCGGAACTAGGACTCCGAGTTCACAAGCATCTTCAAACTCTTGGTGTGGAAACGCCTACAGTACAAACAGGTGAATATGCCGACAAGAAGGTGAAGAAGATTGAAAAGCATTTCACAGCCATCATGGAAACTCTTGGCATGGACTTGACTGATGACAGCCTTCAAGATAGTCCAACTCGTGTCGCCAAGATGTTTGTGAATGAATTGTTCTGGGGTTTGGATCCTTCCATGTTCCCGAAGTGTACTGCCATTGAAAACAAGATGGGGTACGATGAGATGGTGTTGGAGAAGAACATCACCGTGACATCTTGCTGTGAGCATCACTTTGTTACAATTCATGGTGTGGCTCATGTGGCATATATTCCTAGAAAGAAGGTGTTGGGACTTAGCAAGTTGAATCGTGTTGTGGAATATTTCTCACGCCGTCCACAAGTACAAGAGCGTTTGGCTGAACAAATCTATCATGCTCTTGCCTTCATTCTGGAAACCGATGATGTGGCTGTGGTGATTGACGCCGAACATTTTTGCGTGAAGGCACGTGGTGTGGAAGACCCGCACTCAAACACCATCACAAGCAAGTTGGGTGGTGCCTTCAAGGCGGATCCAGCACTTCGCGCCGAGTTCATGCATCTCATCAAGTAACATGGCATTCAATAATGATGTGAACGTGATGTTGGATTTGGAAACGATGAGTACTGAATCCAACGCTGCCATTTGTTCCATCGGTGCTGTGAAATTTTCCATTGATGAGGGTATCATGGACAAGTTTTATTGCACCGTGGATGCAGCAGATTGCAAGAAACATGGATTACACATTTCCTCCGACACGGTTCGGTGGTGGGCAAAGCAACCCAAAGAAGTGTTGGAGATGCTTCGCAAAGACAATCTTCCACTTCAAGAAGCTCTCACAACATTTTCTAAATGGTATGGTGTGAAAGGAATGCCTACGTGGGGTTGTGGAGCAGGATTTGATAATGTGATTATAGAAAATGCCTACAAGGCAATTGGTATGCAACGTCCTTGGACGCCATGGTTAGATAGATGTTATAGAACCATTAAAGAAGTGATTGTTCTCCCATTTGAAGATAGAACAGGTACATATCATAACGCATTAGATGATGCCATTTATCAGACCAATCATCTGATTAAATTATTCCGGAGTTGATATGAAATTTGAATATGTTGCATCAGGATTATCATTTCTTCGTGTGAGATTTAAAGAATCGCACTCTGGAGCAACTGCTGCACGGTTAAATGATATTTGGCAAATGATTACTTTGGGCAAGACCATCACACCAGAATTGAAACAAGATGTGTACACCAATCAAGGATTATACTCTGATTGTGCCATGAGTTTCGACGAGATTCCTGTATCTTTGAAATCCACTCGTTCAGCACGTTCAGATACTTCTAGCAAATATTTTGATAGAGAAAAGTTTGAATGGTGTGCACGTGAGTCTGGAAGAAACATTCGTGACCAGATTGAAACGTTCAATAAAATGAAGTCTGAGGCACGTCCTTTCTTTATTGCACAAGGCAATGATTTGGAAAGTTATGTGCGTTGGACAGAACTGGCATTAGAGGAAATTCCCAAGGAACTTCATGACAGAATTGGTGGTGTGGCGTTGGGAGCTGTGGCATTAGGTACTGGCACACTTGAAGATTGTAAGCGAGCATTCTATTATACACAACTCCCGCTTTCACAAACAACACATCATTTCCATTTGTTGGGTGTGGGGTCTGTATCACGATTGCTTCCTGTAATTGCCATGAAGAATCATGAGGTGTATCAAAACACATTAATCAGCTATGATAGCACCACTCACACATCTGGTGTGCAAATGGGAAGATATTATGGACCTGATTTTCAATGGATCACTCCTGGCAGATTGTTTGTTGATGATGAAGGAACCTATCAAACAGAAAATGGAATCCAAGGAGTTGAAGATTACAGCTTCATTAATGCTGACATCCGAAACTATGTAAAGGATTACCATGTTGAAGATGATTTCTTCATGGAGGCGATGAATGTTC